CCGGCAACAATTTTATCAACACCAAACTTAGTAAGGTATTCACGCAATAAATGCCATTCGATTGATTGTGCACAAATAGATGGTGCAGATTCAAATAATGCTTTATTAGTTTGCACTAATCTGATAAACATCATTAAATACTTTCTGACAACAATACTCCATGCTACTGGAGCACCTGAAAAGACTCGAACTTTACCAGTTTTAATCTTACTTTCAGATACAGCTTCATCTTTCAAATGAGCCATAAAAATTGGAGATGCTCTCTGACCAGAACGATACAATTCTTCTATGACTTCGACTTCACTCATTACAGCGTCATCGAATTTAATACCATCAGGAAATTGTTCACTAGGATCTAATTCCCAGTAATTATTCTTTGATTTGCATCGTGGCCAACCAGCACTAGTTTTACGTGGAATACCATCAACATAAGCTACACCAGGAGCGCCATTTACAGCTACTATATTTGGAACAGGTGCAATAGTATCTAAAATATCTTTAGATAAATTATTTACTATATCTTTTGAAAATGCATCAACACACAAATTTAAAACTCTTGGATCAAAATGTACAGAACCGGCCATAGCATCAGCCAAGGATATTCTCCAAGGTTTATACGATCTTAAGTTAGGTGCATATGAATTCACTTCGTAACCTTCTTTAACAAAGGCTTCTTGCAAAAAATGAGCTTCCACTTTACTCCTGGAATTACTTCTAAAAGTATTAAGAGAACCATAAACTTGCAATACTCCAGTTTCAAAATACCGAATAGGAGATTTGGTATGTAATGACTGAAGTAAAACATTAGGTCTAATATCTGATGATAAGTCTTCCTTATGATCACTCAATGGAGCAAATTGTTTTGGTAATTGTTCTATTAATTCATTTATATATGGTTGAGATAAAGCATGAGCAAATCCACTACTTAAACCGAGAGAAAATTCAGTTTCCCTAGATTCATCAGTGTCACCTGCACAATGTATACCACAAATCACTACACCAGTTTTGTCATTAGTTCTAACAAAAATGGGTGATCCACATGTTCCCCGAGTTAATTTTTTATCACAGGAATACGTTGGGCCATGAATTGGTTGACCAAGTTGAGGTATCTGCGTGGTTTTATAAACAAAGCTTTTTAAGGCTTGTATATTTATTAAACCATCAGAATAACCACGTATCATAATATTTCCAGCTCCGTTCCAAACAAAATCGGAAGTTAATGGAAAATACTTAATAATATTTTTTCTTGGTAAACATCTTGAAAAACGAAAAATAGCAATATCATTATCATACACAACAGTAGATAAATCTACTCTAGCTGCGCAATTTGCAGACACATTTTGGAAAGGTGCTGCAGTGATTGTTATTGTTACCACTTCATCTTTAAACTTACGCAAAGAATGTGCTGTAGTAATTAGAATGTTTTCTTTAAGAGCTAATGCACGCATAAATGATCTTTGTTGACCATTATCCACTTGAATATTTAACACATTATCCATGATTTTATTTTCAACATCATTATTATTTTGTGTTTTACTCTCATTAGGAATATCATATTTTGCAGAATATACATCTTTGTTATAATATGGATTTTCAGGTTCATCATTAGTAGGAGTTGGAAATATTTGACCTTGCGGAAATAATTTTCTTACTGACGAACGCATGTAAATCAGAAAAGCTATCATTGCTAAACAAATTGTAGCAAGTAAGATAGTTCTCATGGGCACATTATAACGTTCACATTTCATATATGGAGCACAATAATGAGTTTTTAACAATTCTGATACAGAATACGGACTTTTCCAGCCCACTGCTTCTGTATCATCATGATACAACATACTCATATAGTTACGATAATTACCCAAGTATGGCATTTCCATTGATTCACTATCTGATTGTAATTGAATTGAACAAGAACACTCAGGTTGCACACACACATCACATAAAGTGACGTATGATTCACAATCTTGTGCTAATGTTAATTTTGCATTATTTGCATAATGTGCTGCAATAGACTCTTTATAATGGCGGAAAAATTCAAAAATATTTCCACCAACATAAATTGGTTTATATACAGCTTCAATTGCAGTATTATTTAGGACAACATGTTCAAGTGTTATATCCCAAAAATTACTCCAACCATTAATTACATCAGTGCTCTGATCAACTTTAGACGAGTCTAACAACGAAGAATTTTCTTTTCGTAAATGTGGTTTAACCAACAAAGTTACGACAAATGGAAATCTTCGCAG